CGGGATATTGATATGCTAGGGAAAGAGCCTTACACCTCAACAACTGACGGAGCTTGTGAGGCCGCACATACGCGTATGTGCGTTGTACCCAACCAAAGTTGTTTAGAACCTTGCGAGGGTCTGTGATATTGATGCGGTCTACGCGATCAAACACCAATCCACAGAAGGACGCGGTCGAGATGGTGTCGTGCACCTCGGCCTTGATGATTAAACCCAATTGGGCAAAATCCTCTTTGTTGGGGGGAATCCCAACCATGGTAAAGAGACCATCGTCCCCTTCAACCACTCCACGTATATGCTTACAGCCTTTCCTTTTACAGAAAAACTTCATGAACATTAGGTTAGAAAAACCATTGCCCAAAGACGTGCACATCTCCCCTGACATCCGACATGCCTCCAGCATGAGTCGGAAGTCCTTAAAGACACAGAGGTTGAGGCCACCTAAGACTTCTCTTACAAGGTGCATGAATTCACGGCCCGACGGCAGGTCACGTGTCATGTATGCATAGAGCTCGAACTCGCATGCCTCCATTAATTCTCTAACGAACAGAGCTACGAAAGACGTATAATCTGTTGCTACATATTTGGCTCCTTCGCGGTGTAGTAGACCCAAAATGTAATCTGGTCTATCGGCTACAGGTATATGCTTGATGAAAGCAGGATGTTTAAAGACCTGCTCCTCTATCAACTTGAAGATGGGACCTACTGCACACTTGAACTCGTCACTGCGGGAGAAAATGCCGCGGCTGTGCTTGTAGGTTGGGTAGTCCTCATCTTTCGCGAAAGAACTGCATCGAAAGTAACGGTGGGCCTTGTCAGGGTCCCATAGGTGCCGTACCTCTCCAACGCGATCCCACACAACTCGGAGTTCTTTACGTCTCCAGTCGGGGTAACTAGTGTGACTGAGCCATGTTTCAGTACTAACATCTACATCGTGAGCTAAGGGGACAAATAGCTTACGGACCTGGCGCCTACAAAAGATTCGGAATTCTCCGACTACTTTTCGATTGGCGACAGGCGGATTACGACAAATCCTTTTTCTCGCTCCAGCCTTGGTTGTACGTGAGTCAGTTACATCCGGGACTAAAGGGCATGACCCCTTTACATTAGCTCCCGTGCTGACCCTCATCGGCGGCCGCCTCGCGGGTACGCCGGGTCTGGTTTTAGAAAATCGAGCGCTATCCTTAATTTCTTCAATTGGATCTTGTGGCACTTCTAAATATCTATAACCCAGGACGTACTTCCTATGCTCCCCTATTTGGCTAGAGCGGGGCGAAAATGCCCACACCGCGCCTGATGGCTCTGTAACCAGAGTCCATGGGCTATCTGTATGGTATTCCCGACCACGTCTTTGCCGTCTGTAAACAACTCTGAGTCAATATTTACGGCATGCATGGATTTTGCTGAATACTCCATTCTATCCCAGGCGGTCGCTTGATCCCGAGCCAACATGATCGTCGGCGTGGTAATCTGGGAGAGGAGCTTGTAGGACATGAGCATCTTGGGTGCCTCGGCCAGCTTACCGAAAGCATCCCGCCGCACATTTCTGCCATTCAAAGTATGTCTATATTGAATCAAGCCATACCTGGCATCTGCGTATCTCATTTCACCCAAAGACATCGCAGCTGACCTGCGGTCTTCAAAATCCCAGTCGACAAGACCCGCCGAGGAATATGAGTGTGTGGCGCGGTTGGAAAAGATTGTCCGATACCCCCGCTTGGTACCGACATAACGGTCTAATAAGACGGCAACACCCTCGTATAAGACAAATAGCAGCCACAACTGCCACTGTACGAGTATTTCTTCGAGCTCCAGGTAGTATGCCGACGCAACGCAACACATTGGCACGAGAATCGCCATGAGCACTAACAGCGCCCACGCTCGTGGTGTATCGTCCGTCCATGTGCACAAGAAGTTCTGTCGGGTGTCGAGATGATAAGCGTCCACCGCATTCTTGCGCCTGCCAAGCAATTTATTGGCATCTTTTAAGTCCTCTGAGACTTCCATGTTATCGCGTCTGAGGTTCATGTTGGCCTCTTCCATCATGCGATTAACATCCAGCTGCTCACGGAGCGCATCTTTCATGCCATTGGCTTGTGAAACTGCGTCAGCCGCGGAAGCTGCGACGGCCTTATCGCCGCCTCGGGATGGGCCGCTTTTGCCCCCCCCCTTTTGGACCCACTCCCTCTTGGGCTGTTTCTGCCGATTTCTCGGTGTCCAGTCCAATGGTGGATTGTCCGGTCGATTGCCAGGTTGTGGTGACTTTCGTCCATCCTGCCCCTGCTTCTTCTGCCGACGACCAGCGGCCGGAGTTATGGCGCCAACAAGTGGTTTGCCATTGCTCTCCGGTTCGTCCTTGCATTTCTCCATTTTCCTCCATTTACTCATGTGGAATATGCGAAATTGTAGTAGAACAACAAGATAGGTGGGTAAAACCCTATACACTATCTCTTCAAATTTCTAACCGAGCTTGGGACTCGGGAACGGGATCTG